GTTAGGATTACTCCAACGACAGATGTTAACGGAAATCAAGCTGAGCTTGCTTCACTAGCGTGGTTATCAGATACAGATATTGCAGTCGGCATGCCAAGCTTTGATGCGGTTGGTAATTCGCAAAGTCTTCATGGTAAGATAGAAATTTTTCGTACAACAGACGGAGGAAGTAGTTTTTCTAGCATTGACTCTGTTATCGGTCAAAACGTTGATCAAATTGGTGCATCATTATATTATCACACTGCTAGTGGCAACTTAATAGTCAGCACAGGTATACCCGATGGAGAACTTTTTGATGTCAATGGAGATCAAAAGTGGTACTTGTATCAGTCCTCTTCATCCGGATATGTTCAAGGAACTACAGATAGAACCGAAATAACCGCAACAGGATCGTGGTCAGGAAGAGTTGTTTTGAATTATAACATGCAAGCTGATAATTCTAATTCTCGTTTTGTAATCCAAGGTACCCCAAGCGCGCCAAATAATGCTAACGCAGAGGTTTTAATTTGGGAATCTGGCTCTGAAGGGTGGAAAGGTTCTGTAATAGACAATAACGTGTTCATCAAAAACGTTGGCCCTGCCACTACCCCGCTTGTTGGTTTAAGCAAGCTAGGTTTTGTTGCTCACAATAACAACATAAGCCCAACAGACAACAGTGCAGACAAGTCATTTAAGGTGCATGCCTTTGGTGAAAATTGTGATACATATACGAATACTGATTATCAACTAAGTGGCTCTATTACATGCGGAAAAGTTACAGCAACAAGGGTCTTAACCAGAGCAAATTCTCATGTAGCTGGTGGTTCAATAAGTCCTGACGGTAAATTGATTGCAGCAAAATCAGAGAGACGCTTCGGCCGCGGTGGAATTGTTGATAGAGGTGTAGATATTTGGCACTCTGGTTCCACAGGATGGGTTGAGATAGCTTCTGTTGACACTGGAACCACCATCGCAAGACAAATAATGTGGCTAAGTAACTATGAGTTCTTGGTCGTCGGCACCAGCCATATTTTTTCTTTTAAAAGAAACAACCCAGCTGGAACATCTTGGACACAGGCTTATCAAAGGCTAACAGGAATAAACGCATCACAGCGTATCATTCCGAATGCTGACAAAACCAAGTTAGCAATAATGCGCCAGCCGGTTCCGTGGACCGAGTCTATCGCTGGAACGGGTGATAAATTTATTGCTTTTATGACTAGTGGCTCATCAGGCTATGAGAATCCCAATAGTGAAAAAATAACTGTTTCAGGTGTTAACACGATTAGTGACTTGACCTGGGTTGATGACTCAAATATAGTAATAGGACTCCCCCAAGGGGCGACCACGTTCGGGGGCCCTCAAAACAGAAGAGGTAGAATCTCGCACTACAGCTCAGGAAGCTCCGGCTGGACTCAGCAGTCGACCCTTGAGGGTGACAATCTCACCGATGGTTTATCAAGATTCGGTTCAATGTTGTATTATCACACCGCAAGTAGCACTCTCTTAGTCGGTGGATCCGGCATGGAGAGTTCAATTCAAACAAATTTCAAAAAAGGCTTCATAAATCTTATTCCGTCTGGGTCCTCCTCTCTTCTGCCGGCAACCACCGCGGATATAGTATCCACACCTGGTTATGAACTTATAGACCTCGGCGCGCAAGGCCTTACTGCTCGCGCTCACGGTCTCAGCGTCAATAATGCACCATTTCACCCAGAAGGTGCGACATTAACAGTAGACCCATCTAATGGAAATCGTTTTGTTGTGGGATCTGCGGTTGTGGACAGCGCTGCTGAAGATGGCATTGTATTTATTACGGCAGAATCTGGCTCTTCTGGGTGGAAGTTCAACCAGCTAAACCCAGAGGGTGACGGTTTAAGAAAGCCTTATTCTGATAACGGCTGGGCCCACCAGCTTTCTTACGGAGCAACTAGGTACGTAACAACACTCACTGGAAGTGTGGATACAGATACGACAGCTGGTTTTACTGTATACGATACTAGCCTACCTATCCCCGGATGCACACAAACCTTTACAGAGTATCAAATAAGTGGGTCCATAACGTGTGAAAAACTTAGAACTACAGTAGTGCAAGGGAGAGCAAACTCCAGTACATCGGGAGGTTCAATATCTCCAGATGGAACCAGGATAGCCGTCGCGAGCAGGCGGGTCGGCGGTGATACCAGCGCAAACAATGGTATTGATTTTTTCCACTCCGGTTCATCCGGTTGGTCTGAGGTCACGGCAGAAGCTATAGACATGAGTACTGCTGTACCGGCAGCTGGAGATGTTGTTCCGACGGCAATATATTGGTTTTCGAATTCAGAAATATTAGCCCTCACTTCTAACCTCCTGACCTCTTTTGTCTCTAGTTCCAGTGGGTGGTCCGAAAACTACAGTACCACTGTTAATACAGCAAGTAATCCGAAGACACACATGTGGGTTAGTCCTGGAAAAACAGTCATCGGTGTAGCTCCTAGTACTAATATGTTTGCCGAGACCTTCATGCGCAACGATATAGAGGTGATGCTAATACATAGTAGTTCCACCGGCTTCGATGATACTAAGACACTTAGTAAATTCGTCAATGGCCTAGAAGATGGCCGCGTAACGGCTATGGCTTGGATAGACGAAGAGAACGTACTAGTAGGTCAGCCTGAGAGAAGCTTCGGCAAAGGTATGGTCTCCCACTATCGTAGTGGTAGTTCCGGATACACAGCTATAAGAACAACCGAAGGTAATACAACTACATCCAATGGTGTGAATCGATTTGGTTCTTTTATATACTGGCACAGTGCGAGTAATTCGGGTATTTATGGTGCTGATGATGGTACCATGATATTGAATCTAATACCTTCACAGTCAGATGGGTATCTACCAGCATCAAACCCTCATTTAGCCACCAATAGAAGTATAATTGATACTAGTATGTTGCAGCGCGAAAATGGCAATGAGCCGGTCCATGTGTTAGGCACTACAATAAATGTAGATCCTACAAATTCAGGCAGAATAGTCGCGTCGTCCGATAGGGAAGATAATGATAGCACGCAAGATGGTAGGGTTTATTTTTCATTAGAAACCGGCTCTGTAGGTTGGAAAGTAAAGCAAATTAACGCTGACGGCGACGGCGTTGGAGACGACAACCTCAACAGCTTTAACGTAAGTCAGCTTACTCCTGGTTCTTCAATGTATGTAACATTCATGTCTGGTAACGCCAACGATGCATCGAATAGAGACAGATTCACAATATACGATTTCGGCCTGCCAATTGGGGGCTCCGGAGGCGGAGGAGGCGAAGGAGAAGGCGGCGGAGGAGGAGCCGATCCTGCCAGTTTTAGCCTGAACCCAAGCGCCACTCCTTTAACTTTGGTAGAGGAAGATCCCGCAGTTACAGTAGGAGTTGTATTAGGAAAACAGCCAACCAGTGACGTTGTTATATCTATAGCGTTGGATGGATCTCTCACTGGCCGGGCCAGTTTAAATGTATCAACACTAACGTTTACTAATGCTAATTGGAATACACAGCAGGATGTAACGATAACAGCATCGGACAACATAGATAACGATAATGTAACAGGAGACATCACGTTTAGTATTGTTGATGCATCATCAGATGACGACTTTGATGCACTTCCCGACCAAACGGTCACCTTAACAATTACGGACAATGATACAGCGGGCCTGAATATTACTCCAACAAGTTTAAATATCGATGAGGGACCAGTCGGTACACCCAACACTGCCACGGTATCGGTACAACTAACTTCACAGCCTGCCGCTGGCAGTGTTAAGGTAGATGTTGATATCAGTGCACTTTCTGGAAGAGTGTCGGTTGATCCTTCCAGCTTGACATTTGATGATACAGATTGGAATTCTGGAAAAACAGTTACTTTTACTTCTGTTCCCGATGGCATAGACACAGGTGATATATCACAAAATGCATCGTTTGATGTGGTCAACGGGGAAACTGATGATTCAAGCTTTCATGGAAAGACAGAAAATGTTTTAGTAACTGTAAACGATAACGACACAGCTGGTTTCACATTGAGTGCTAATTCAATAACTCTTGCAAATGAGGCTGACCCTGTATCGATGACTGTACGTCTCAATGCAAAACCAAGCGCGAATGTTATTATCGATACCATCTTCGGCGGTATATCAGATAGAGTTGAACGAAATCCAACACAGCTTACGTTTACAGATGCAAATTGGAACGTTGAACAAACTATCACATTTCAGGGAAATCAAGGAGTTGATGGCCTGGTCAATGGTGACGCATCTGGGACGGTAACCTTTTTAGTTGAAGCCACATCTCCGGCAACGGAATATCTATCTGTGGCAGACCAACAGATACCTGTTGAAATATTTGATGATGATGTATATGATTTTGTTCTCACGAAAAGTCCGTCTAATTTTCAGATTACAGAAGGAAATTCTGGAACGATAACAGTAGAGCTTAAAGCTCGCCCAACAAGTGGAAATGTTGTGTTCGACATAACCACCACTGGCGACGCATTCACGACTGGAAGAGCATCGCTGAGCGCAACAAGTTTAACATTCCCTGCAGCTTTCTGGGATACTACGCAGACTATTACTGTAAATACACAGTCTGACGAGATAGACAATGATAATGTCTCTGGGGTTATAACCTTTACGGTTAGGCAGGCAGACACCGTAGATGCTGGCTTCCATTTGGCCCCTGAGGATGTAAACTTGACGGTTGTAGATAACGACACCCGCGGCCTGAATTTTAATCCTGGTACATCCTTGAGTACCACTGAGGCAGGCGCAAGCGCAACATTAACCATAACGTTGAATTCAGAGCCAACATCAGAAGTCACTGTTACTTGTACTGCTCCAGATGCAACTGAAGGAACGATGGACCCCAATCCTGTTTCTTTGACGTTCGATGCATCAAACTATACAGTTGGCCAAACCATAACTTTCACAGGAATAGAAGATGATGAAGTAGATGGAAATCAAAGCTATAACGTCACAGTATCCGCCACATCTGCAGACGCAAAATATGATGGCCAATCACAAGTTATAACAATTACTAACGTTGATAGTGCCAAGACAGAAGGAGACACATCAGGCAAAGACAAGCCATCAGGAGAAAACTTTGATCCAGGAGGAACAGGTATACCACCAGTACCACCAGGGGGAAACACCAGAAGAGCGCCAAAGATGGTGACTCAGGGAGACTTTTTGCCAAAGAAACTTCATTTTGAACCGTCAACAATAGAGACAATTGATAAATCAGTTTTAAATTACTTTAAAAAACTTAATTTGTTTTCTAATACAAATGAGGGATGGAAAGAAGTTCCTGTTATTTGGGGAACAGCAGAAAGAGCCTATCAGGTAAAACACAACAAAGACATAAGAGACGCTCAGGGTATGTTGAAACTACCAATAATATCGATAAGAAGAGTTTCTGTGTCAAAAGACATGGCAAGTAAGGGTGTTTTTCAGGGCAACATATCAGAAATAAACGATGAACAAGGAGGCTCAGTACAAGTATCTAGGGTTATATATCAAGAAAAAACTAGAAAGTTTGCTTCCGCGGACGCTTTAAGGTTGTACAACCAGAGTGATTACCCAAGGCCAAACCCTAAAATTGTTTATAGAACAGTTGTCGCTCCAATGCCTGTAAATGTTACTATAATGTATGAAATTACACTGAGAACGGAATATCAACAACAAATGAATAATTTAATATTGCCTTTTGTTACAAACCCTGGTACAATAAATTATATTAGACTGTTCGAAGGTGAACATAGGTATGAAGCTTTTATTCAGGGAGAATTTCAAAATGGAGACAATTTATCAGACTTTTCCTCAGATGAAAGAAAATTTGAAACAAAAATACAATTAAAAGTAATTGGCTATTTGATAGGACAAGAAGATAATAGAGAAAAGCCTCACTATTCAGTTAGAGAAAATGCTGTTGAGGTAAAGATACCCAGAGAAAGAATATCTTTAAATGAGGTTCCACCTCATGAGTTTGGAGCGTATTATGGTCTTTCTGGGGTCCAAGATCCTTTATTACTGTCTGGCTTTCCAGCACCATTTTTCTTTTCAAATGTTCCTGCTGTAGGCGACGCCGGCGGAGGCGGTGGCGGAGGTGGTGACACTTCAGGAAATTTGGTGACCACTACTAATTTCGCTTCTGTAATGTCACAGAACTTAGTTATTAGAGAGGCCCTAAAGGAGCCTTCAGACCCCTTGCCTGCTGACAAAAGAACTTTTACTTTATCAACAGGAAATATGGCCAATAATACAGAGACAGTCTACTTAAATGGTGTGCTTCAAGAAGTTGGAGTAGGAAAAGACTATACAGTTACCGGAAATAATGTTATAGTATTTGCACAAGATCTGGATTCTAACGATTCAGTGTTCATAACTTATATAAAGTCATAGTAAAAAAAGGAGTATAAAATGACAGAACAAACAGAAGAAAAAGTGCTTTCAGAAGAAGTACAAGAAGAACAAGCAACACCCGCGGATGTCGTTGAGGTTGAGTGGGAACAGATGGAAGAGCTTATAGCAATAAAACAAGAATTAGCTAGGACTGAAAATGCCATGGCAGCTTTTTTATTAGATGTTGAAAAAAAGAGAGCTTCTGGGTTAGATAGAATTTCTGCACTAGAAGAAGCCGCTTTAACTACAGCTAGAAGCATTCAGAAAGCAAAAGGCTTAGATGAAGAGACTGTTTATGAGCTTAGACTGCCTTCTGCTGAGGGCGAAAAGGGTTATTTTATACGTAAAGATCCATAAACTCAGCACTCTTCATACTACTTATTTATACATATCATAAATGTTTGGAGAGAATGAATTATGTACACTACAAGTGATATTGGTATTGCAGCGTTTTTACAATTGCGAGGAGTAAAACTAGTCGAGTGCAAAAGACTGGAGTCGGGAAAGTTTTATTTTGCCTTTGACGACCCAGAAACAAAATGTCAAATGCTATCGTTAGAATTTTTAGATTCGGACTTTTGTAAATTTGACAATAATGTCAGAAATTTAAAAAAGATTTTATTCTCTTAAAGAGATGAAAAACTATTTATAAGCAGACGTTCGTTCCATTCATTTAAATAACATTTCTTAATATTTTATCATATCAAATTCCTTAAGATTTTCTTATTGTCAAAATAAAAAAGCATATTATTAGGAGGAAATTTAATATGGCTAAAACAACAATTAACGCAAGACAGCTGACCATTACTGGTTCAGCTACAGCAATGGGCGACATTCAAAGCTCATTGAGCAATGACGCGGTCTTCATGATGCAGGTTTCTGGTGGTTCTTCACCAGTTCAGCTCATTAAGGCTAAGGACATGCAGAGCTACTTCAGCCAAGTAGACTTAGTATCTGTCACGTCTGGTGACTATACTTTCGCTTTGATTCAGCCTGGTGGTTCACCAGACAATGCTGCAACTAGCGGTTTCGACTTACACTACGATAGCGATCACGCTAACGTTTTGGGTTGGAATGCTGCAACTGACGTATTGAAGATCAGCGGTAGCTTGAAGATGGCAAAGGACTCTGGTTCTATCTTTTTTGGTGAATCTGATGACATTATACTTAAGCATGTTGCAGACGAAGGACTTCTTTTAAGCGGTTCTAGTTTCCACTCTGCTTCACTTCAGTTCGGTGATAGCTCAACATACTTGAAGGCTTCTTCAGCTGGTACGCTTTTGATCAATGCCGGTACAAAGCTTGATATTGATGCTGGCGCAATTGATGTTACTGGTTCAACTGTTGGTATTTCTGGCTCTGGTGCATTCAAGTTTGAAGGTGCTGCTGGAGCTAGTTTTGATTACAAGCAAGCAGTGACTATTGATTCAGACTCATCACTTACACTTGGTGGTTCAGCAATCTCTGCAATCGCAGACGGTGGTGCAGTTAGCTTGCAGGGTTCTGCAGCATCTAGCTTTATCACAACTGATGGTGCGGTCAAGTTAGAAGCACAGGGTGCTGACGACAAGGTTCACCTTGTTGGTGGCCACGCAAACGGTGTAGCTATTCACCTTCATGCTTCTGGTGCATCTGGTTCAATCGACTTGGACGCTAACGCTGAAATTACTGCAGATGCAGTTGGAGGTATTACTCTTACCTCAACAGAAGCAGCAGCAGATGCTATCGTGCTTCACGCAAGCGATGCAGCGGGTGGTATTGACCTTAAGGTTAACAGCACTACGCCACTTAGTATTGATGCAGATTCTGCAGACTTTGCAGCTACAGTCCAGGTTAACGTAGATAGTGCAACACAAGCAAGCAGCACAACATCTGGTGCTCTTACAGTTGACGGTGGTGTAGGTATTGTCAAGAACCTTTATGTAGGTGGAAACCTCGTAGTTCAAGGTGATACAACAACTGTTGAAACAACAAACATGCTTGTAGAAGACCCAATTGTACAACTTGGTAGTGCTTCTGCTGGAAATGTTGCAGCAGACGGAGACAGAGGTTTCATATTTAGCCTTTCTGGCTCTGCAAGCCAAGCTTTCTGGTGGGACAACTCTTCTTCAGAATTTGTTCTTGCTCCAACAACCAGCTCTGCAGGTGGTACAGAAGTACTAAAGAGCGGCAGCCTTTATTCTAAGCTTCACATTGGTGAGCTTGATGCTGACGGCGCAGGTAACTTTCAGGGCAATTTGACCGCTCAAGCAGATTTGACTGTTGCTGGTTTATCTAGTCTTAACGGTAACGTTATTCTAGGTGATGCGGCTGCGGACACGGTTGTAGTTAACTCAAACGATGTTGACTTTGCAGGCTTAAATACACTTGTAAACACTGCAGTTAACGTCGCTGACTCTTTGATGATTCGCGACGCTGATGCTGAAACTGCAAAACACATCACAGTTGCAGAGTACGCAGAGTTCTTAGCATTTGGTGCTGGCGCTGCAGGAACAAACTCAAACGGCCTTCAGGCCAGTAACGGTGTTTTGAGCATTGCAGCATATGAGAAGGTTCACAAGTCTTCTTCAATGACTTCAGGCGTTTCAGCTTCTATCGATCACAGTTATGCTACAGCAATCCTTACAGGTTCCTTCCAGGTTTACCTTAACGGTATGTTGCAGTTGCTTTCTGGTTCTTCAGTTGGTGGCTCAATCGTTGACGGTGACTACAAGATGGACGGCTCAACTGTTGTTATGACAGAAGCTCTTGACGCAGACGACGTTCTTATCATCAAGTACATTCAGAAATAATATATCTTACCTATTCTATCCTACCTCAAGCCCGGTTTTTACCGGGCTTTTTCTTTTGTCCATTTTTCTTATTGCCGTTGCAAGATAGAAAAACTATTTACTAAGTAAAATAACATTTATTTTTGTTACCTCAAGGAGATATCAACATGGCAGCAAGAAAGTTCAAATTCGTTTCCCCCGGTGTTTTTCTAAAAGAAGTAGATCAATCACAACTTCCTAAATTACCAGGAAACATAGGGCCAATATTAATAGGCCGTACCCGAAAGGGCCCCGCTTTAAGACCAGTAAAAGTTAATTCTTATGCTGAATTTGTAGAAATTTTTGGTGAACCCGTACCAGGAAATCAGGGTGAAGATGTTTGGAGAGATGGCAATGGACTTTTGGCTCCTGCCTATACTCACTATGCAGCAAAAGCATACTTTGCTGGAGGTAACCAGTCCCCAGTAACAGTCGTTAGACTATTAGGTATCACAGGTGACAACGCTGGCTCTGGAGCAGAAGCAAAAGCTGGTTGGGAAGCAACAAAAGCGTTTGGTCTTTTTGTGTATGGAAGAGGTTCTGACAACAAGATTGATGACAAAGATGTTCACCTGGCAGCAATATTCTACACTACAGCAGCAAGTACAACTTTTACCTTGGCAAACACTAAAAAGTCAGACGACAACACCGCTGTCAATGCAACTGGCGTAATAGGGGATGTGGTTTTAGGTATTAATGGAGGCAAAGAATTTGATTTAAGAATTGTTGCCAACAATACAACTACATCTGTAACAAAGACAATAAACTTTCAAAAAGGCACCAGAAATTACATCAGAGATGTTTTGAACACAAATCCGGTCATGACCAATGAAAGAATAGCCACTGCAAATGCAAATTTGGTAGAAGGTGAATATTGGTTAGGTGAGACTTTTGAGGAAACAATTCCAGATGACAAGTTAAATGGTTTTGTTGTAGAGTTAAAAGATGGTACGATGGACGATTTTGAAATAGAAGCATCCGCGGGTCGCACAGGTTGGGTTATTTCACAAGACGAAGGTTTACAAGGAAACTTCGATGCTCTTGAACAAGACAAGCTCTTCCGCGCCATCGCGTTATCTGAAGGGGAAGAATTCTCAAAGAATTATATAGTGGCGGTAGAAGATATTAGGTTTGCAGGCGAAGGTTCTACAGACCCATATGGAAGCTTCTCTCTGGTAGTGAAGAGGCGTTACGGAACAAGATTAGAAACAGTGGAAAGCTTTACAGGATGTAACTTGAATCCAAATTCACAAAATTATTTAGCAAGACAAGTTGGTGATCAATTTTTCCAATGGTCTCCTACCGAGAAAAGAAACAAGGTTTATGGAAATTATCCCAATAGGTCAAAATATATCAGATTAGAAGTTGACCAAAAGGTTGACAACGGCCTTCTTTCTCCTTCTAAGATGCCGTTCGGATACTTAGGCCCTATCGTTCCAGTTGATTCAACTGGTACCATGTCTAACAACAAGGTCGCAGCTATGAATAGTTCGTTTATCGGTGCATCTGAAATAAAAAGCGCCAATAGCAACGACACCACAGCAGCTGTAAAGCTTATTTGGCCTGTATTGCCACTTGCGGAAGATGTTTCAGTTAGGGGCACTGACTATCTTGGAGCTGCCATTTACAAAAAAACTGGCTCATCTTTGAGCAGCGAATTAAATGATGGCTTGATAGATTATATCAGAAAGCTTCCAGCATCATATAAGAGCTTTCAGGAATCTGGCATAGTCAGCGGCAATACTGTTAAATACTCTTGGGCTTTTACTTTAGATGACTTGAAACTTACTGGTGATAATTTAACATCAGCAGCTTCAGCTAACGTTCAAACGGCAATTCATGAAACAGGTAGTCGCAAAAAAGGAGATAGCTATACGGCAGGTACAGGTACACCGCAACAGCTAACAAATCTAGGCTTCAATAAGTTTTGGATGCCTTTAGTCGGCGGTTGTGATGGTGTTAACATACGAGAGGCAGATCCTTTTAACAATAACGTTATAGAAGGACATGGCACAACTGACCAATATGCTTATGCATCGATAGATAGAGCGATTGAATTGGTAAGAGACCCTGAGTTTGTAGAATTTAACTTGGCCGCAATGCCTGGTATAACAAGCACTAGTTTGACAACTAAGTTAATTCAAACCTGTGAGTCAAGAGCAGACGCTTTGGCCATTATTGATTTACCAGATGTATATAAGCCACCCGCTGATGTAGCGTGCGACAGCTTTCAGGACCGAATTGGCACAACGCCTACCGATGCAGCTAATAGTCTTAAAGCAAGGGGATTAAACTCTTCATACGGCGCAGCTTATTACCCATGGGTAAAGATATCAGACACAGAAAATTCTAGAGAGTTATGGGCTCCACCATCAGTTGTTGCTTTGGGCGTAATGGCATACACAGAGAAGCGAGACGAAGTTTGGTTTGCACCTGCAGGTTTTAACCGTGGTGGCTTAAACGAAGGAAACGCTGGTCTACCAGTTCTTCAAGTTTCCGAGCAGCTTCTCTCAAAGCAGAGAGATACTCTCTATGATGCTAACATTAACCCTATCGCATCTTTTGTTACAGAAGGTTTGGTTGTCTTCGGGCAGAAGACTCTTCAGTCTACACCTTCTGCTTTAGATAGGATTAACGTTCGACGCTTGCTTATCTTTGTAAAGAAAGAAGTTTCTAGAATTGCTAGCCGTCTTCTTTTTGACCAGAACGTACCAGCAACTTGGAATCGATTCCTTGGTCAAGTTAACCCGTTCTTGCAAAGCGTAAAAACAAGACTTGGTCTTTCTGACTACAAGGTTATTTTGGATAACTCTACAACTACTCCAGACCTTGTAGATAGAAATATTATGTATGCCAAGATTTTCTTGAAGCCAGCGAGAAGCATTGAGTTTATTGCAGTTGATTTTGTTATAACAAATACAGGAGCTTCTTTCGACGATTAAGTTGAAAAAAGGTTCCGAAGTAATATATACTTATAGGAGATATTAAATAATGAGTTTTTGGAATCAAGCAAGTGTGGAGCCAAAGAGACAGTTTAGATGGCTGCTCTATATCGCTGGCATGCCACAGTTTATAGTAAAGAATGTTAAGAAGCCCAGCTTCAATGTTGCGGTTACACCACATGACTTTATAAATTATAAGTTTAAGTACCCAGGTAGAGTGGAGTGGCAAGACATTACTGTTACTATCGTGGACCCTGTTCAGCCAGATTCAGCCGCGAGCTTGGTGAAGATATTGGAAAATGCAGGATATGTATATCCTGATGATTTTACATCCCAAGCAAATGAGCCAAAAACTATCTCAAAGAAGGCACTTGTTGACTCGCTCGGTGGCCAGATTCAGTTAGTGCAGTTTGGTGCTAACACTGGTGACCAGCAAGAAAATGTTTTAGAAAAGTGGTCTATAAATAATCCTCTTATTACAAGTGTGGATTTTGGAAACTTAGACTACAGTAGTGACGATTTGGTTAATATTACCATTGGCTTCACATACGATTGGGCTTACCTAGAGCTTCCAGAGAGAGAGCCTGGAAGAATTTGGACTTTAAACCCAGTTGAAGGTACTATAGAGTAAAAGAAAAGAGGTATAAATGTCAAGAAACTCTAAGCGCACAACCATTGCGCCGCCGTCACCACAGCTTAAACCGGTGACACAAACAAGCATACCAAACCCATTCGGAATAGATTTAGTAGCCGCCACGGAAGTTGTAAAGCTTCCTTCTGGCGGTCGCTTCTATGAAGAAGGCTCTACTTTGCATGGTGTAAGTGAAGTAGAAATTAAGCACATGACCGCAAGAGAAGAAGATATTCTTGCAAATCCAAAATTTATTGAAAATGGTTCAATATTTGATAAGCTTTTGGAAAGTATTCTGGTAGATAAGCAAATAAACCCAGCACACTTTTTGCCAGCGGATAGGACAGCTGTTATGTATGCAGCCAGAATAACTGGATACGGAAATGAATACATTTTAAATATGCCATGTCAGGCATGCGGTAAGCAAACAAATTTTAAGTTTGATATTTCAAAGCAAGAAATTGTTAATGATACACCTGATGGTGTTACGATTAATGAGACATCGGGAACATTTATGTTTTCTTTGCCAAAAACAGGCTTAACAGTTGAAGTTAGACTTTTGACAACAGAGGACGAAGACTTTATTGCAAAGCAGAGTGAAAAAGCGGAAAGTCTCGGCATACCAGTTAACAAGACGGTAAACTTATTTTCAAGAGCAGTTGTTTCAGTAAATGGAATATCAGACCAGGGAGCACTAACACAACTCTTTGAGAACTTGCCAGCTATAGATTCAAGAAAACTAAGATCAGTTATCAATAATATATCACCTCGTTTGTCAACAAAGCAAACCATCGCCTGCGATCTGTGCGGAACAGAATCGGAAAGCGAGGTGCCCTTTACATTGGGCTTCTTTTGGCCTGACGTCTGATTACCTAAAGAATGTTGTATATGAAGAAATATTTTTCCTTCAACATTATGGTAAATTTAACTTTTTTGAAGCATATAACCTCCCTATAGGCCTTCGCAGCTGGTTTACAGAAAAGAACCTTACTATCCTAGAAGAAAGAAACAAGCAATAAACTTTATTTCTTAATATTTATTAACGTAGGAGTGCATTTAAAATGGCAATGACCCCGGAAGAAACTAAACTGATAGACATGCTCAAGAATGGCAGTAAGTCATTCAAGGAGGCTGCCGCCAGCGTTCTTAAAAATATTACAGGCGCAGGACCCTCGGACGCTGGTTTTTCCGCTACAAGAATAGCCACGGGTGGACTCAGCGAAGCAGACCAAGAACTTAATAGAAGATTTGAAGTTAGAAGAGAGCTTC